CTTCTTCGTAATATACATTCGATGCCACGGTTTCAAGGTACCTTTGTAGCTCCCGCCTCAAGGCTATCGTTTTACTCACTGTCATCACCTACCTCTTCCGCTTCATTAATCAGAGACAATGCTCTTGCTTCGTCTTCCATGGCCGAAAGGTACTGGCTCTGAATCGCGATGATCATCGGGATATTGTCGACTACCGAGCTATGCAGCGCTCCAATTTTAGGAGTTTTCTCAGTGCCAAATTCCTGATACATACCGTAGAATCCACCTGGCTTAAACCCGACTAGTAGGTCCGTTTCTCTTTTCCGAACCCAATACTGCGTATTCTTGGCTAAACGACCTGTCTTTCGTTTGATTTGCCGGCCTGTTTCCCTTTTGATGTATCGTCCCACATCTTTCAAGGCTGCCCTGGTAAGTTCCTCCAGGGTGTATTGCACCTTATCCACGGATGATTCAAATCGGACTCCATCTTTATTCATCTTCATGACTGACTTTGGCATCGGCATATCATCACCTCGTTACTACGATTTCAAGCTCATGGGTTCTCTTCTGATAAGTTCTCAAGACTTTGTACCGAATGCCGTTGTATTCTACTGCTTCCTGATTATCATAGTCATAATAATCGGCCAGCACGAAGGTTAGTTCTGGTTTCAGTCCTACTGCCAGCGCCTCATATTTCTCCTTCATTCCGATGGAACGGACTTCAGCAAAGACTTCTGTTCTGGTAATCGTTTCAACCAGGTCTCCGATTTCATTTGGTTCCTCTTCAATCGAAAGCAACGTGATGACATCGTTATACATCCTCTACCACCTCAAATCCATATCCGGCTGACTTCCGAAGATTGTCCAGTTGATATTCCCAACTGTTAAAAAATGCTTCTCTGATTTTTTCGTCAGACGCAAACACATATTGACAATAGGTCTTAATGGCCATAGCAATTAACTCATCTGTTTCTACGATGGTCATCGGAAGTATTCCGGCTCTGCTCATTTCTTTTTTTGAGGCATTAATGGCAGCTTGGATTTCCCCGTCAAGTTTTGAATGGCTCCTTCTCAAGGCTGTTTTTACATCATCTATGAATGCCATTTGGTCCTCCTATGCAAAAGAGGGAGGCCCGAAGGCCCCCACTATTAACACGTTATCTTATTTACTGAGCTGCCAGGGTAACAACCACAAATCCCTTGTCTACGACGACATTACCGCCGACCATGACTTCTCCCTTGACGGTCAGAAGACCTTCTCCGAATTTGTAGTCTTCCGAAACAGCTACTTCATAGTCGCCGAACAAACCAAGCTTATATGCTCCTGGATCCCCATAGATCATAGTCTTCGTCTTGGATACTCCCTTGCTGATCCCACTCAGCTTAGCCACATCGGAGCAGATGACATAAGGAACCGACAGACCGCCATCTTTGATGATTCCGGTATTGGGGTTTGCGCCATCCGGAATGATTTCATAAACAGCCTTCTTTTCGTTGGTTCCACGGATGTCTCCGAATGCAATCAGGTCATCCTTGTTCAGGAATAATCTGGCGCCGCCTCCGATGTTCTCATCTCCACCATATGCAAATACAATTTTTCTCAGGGTGGTGGCATCCAGTGTGCTGGAGGTCAGAAGCAGTTCCTGGGTCAGGCCTTCCGGAACTTCTTCCGTGTTTACGGCATTATAGATGCCGAAGGGCTGAGTGGATCCGTTGCCTTTGATGATGTAGTTGACCACCTTCTTTTTCAGGGCAATCATGGCACCCTTTCGAACCTTTTCCTCATAGGCCAGCGGAGTCTGTTTTCTCAGATTCTTGCTGACGTAGGTCATGGTGTCTACCTGGAAGGGATTGATAGCGACAGTTCTGAATCCGGGGTCATTAGGATCCGGAGCAGTACCGTCGGTTCCGGCGCCTGCAGTCTGCCAAGCAGTCATATAGGCTTCTTTGTAGCTTCCAACACCATTAAGATCTTCAACTGTTACCATGTCCACAATAGATGACAGGATGTTCTGAGGCTCATTGATTCCCCCTACTTCCGTGGGCTTAGCCAGGGACCCGGTGCTGAGCAGTACGCTTCTTGCTTCAGTCGAACTGATTACCATACGGCCGGTATCAACTAGCTTCTGTGCTCTCTCTTCTGCCGGATCCGGACTGTGTGCATTACCTTCTGCCGGTTTGGGTTCCGGATTTCCTAACTTTCCTGCCAGGTCCATTCTGGATCTGATTTCTGCCTCTTCGGCAATAAGGGCGGTCGTTTCTTCCTGGATGGCAGCCAGCCTTTCCTGACTTGCATCGTCCAGTTCTTTTCTCAGTTCTGCTTTTCGTGCCATGATTTCGAGTAATCGCTTATTCATATTTTTATCTCCTTTACTAATTCAACTCTAACTTCAGTTTCAATCTCTGCCTCAGAACTTCACTCTCCAGTGACTGCTGACGTTCCCGAGCTACCGCCTCCGCATCAGCTTTCCTAGCTTCAATCGATGTATCGTCATACGCTGGAATATCCACCGCACTGACATCATATAAACGCTTGACCCGGAGCACGGTCCACATACGATTCTCATAGTCATATGCTTCTTGCCCAATGGTGAATCTAAAACTCATCCGGTCAATGTATCCCTTTGAAATCTCATCATAGAGCTTGCGTCCCTCTTCAGTGCCATCCAACCTGGCCCTAATGAAAAGACCACTGCTGTCTACACTAAGCTGTAATGTTTTATTTCTCGTTCTTGCCATCACCTTTCCGCCATGGTTGTAATTGAAAATCACATCTTCCATCTTGCATTCGGTAAAAGCATCGGAGGCTATTTGCTCTTTATACTCCTGGCCATCCATTTCAAAAAGGACTGTTGGAGAATTAAACTTCGTGGCGTATCCTTCCACCCATAATTCTTCCCCCTGCCCTTCTATCTGCTCCGCCCGTACCTGAAAATCAAACCTCCGTTCCATCTTCAGGTTGGTATCCCTCTTGTCCATCCTCGCTCTCCTTTCCTACCTGGTATTTATCCTGATTATCTGCACTCACATAATTCAGAGATACCTGCCGCTTATCGCCATCTGCTACCGGATCAAATCCCAGAAGCTCTCGTTGTTCATTGACCGTCAGCAATCCCAGCTCTTTGGTCTGGCTGATGATATTCAATCTGGTTTGGTATGATGTCCCCATCAGCACCCCGCCAGTGAATATGATCCGGTTGCCGAATTCATACTCTTTCTTCGTGAAACACACATTCGTAAAGGCTTCACTCATCCGCTGCCAATGGGGTTCAATCACGCTTTCGGACCATGCATGCCCTTCCTGTTCTGTGTAGCATGATTTGACGATGTTCTCACCGGTTCTCCAGTATGTATATAAGTTGTCCCGAACCGTTTTCATCTGAGCGGCATTGGCTGTAAATGGCGTGACATTCAAAGCCTGGTAATCTTCCATGCTGTCAATCCCTACGATGCCTCCCTTTTCTGCCGCTTCAGTAAACCGCCTGGAGAATTCTTCCTGGGATTTCGTTACATCTCCAGGATCCAGCATAGCCTTCTTATGTTTATATAATCCTCTGACCTTGTTGCTTACAGAGAGGGCCTCAATAAAACCTTCATCCGATGCTTTGACCATGTCCAGGGTATTATAAATGGGTCCGTTTCCATCCCCGGCAACATCACGACTGTTATAGAACTTCCTTAAAAAAACAACATCCTCCACATTCAGAAGGCGCTGAATCCCTTCTCCATCCTGGAACTGGATGGCATAGCCTCCGCCTGATATTGGCATCAACTCAAAATGTGAATAGTCAATTGGAATCATCATCTCCGGAACTACCGGATTAGATCCCACTTTCCATTTTACGAACACTGCTGCAGTCGTCTTATGCTCCAGCTGGGTTATGATTTTATACTTAAAGTCAAACCCGCTCATGAGTGGATTCGGCTTTTGATTGATCAACCTGGAATAGGGTGAGTTTCTTTTAATTTCCTTGATGCGACCCTGTTCATCCAAGACCACATGCAAGGCCTGCCCTTTCGCTGTATGGGCAGCTATGCAGTCAATGATGGCCCGGACCGTCTCCTGCTCATAGGAATCTTTGTTCCATGGTGCCGATCTGGAGCTGTATCCATAATAGCTATTCATTAGCTTGTATTTGATTTTCCCGAAAAAGTCCGAAAGAATTCCCATGCTTCTACCTCTCTTTATTTGATGTACGGAATGTATTCGTTGTATTTGCCCAGATATACGACCCATGCATTCAGCAAGGATACCATGCCGTCTATTCTTAAATTCTGGGCCCGCTTCACTGGCTGGATAGTCTCAATCCCATCCCTATTCAGGGACTTCTTTGCCGTGTTTAACATGCACCATCTCAGCATCGGATTGTCGTCATAGATTACCTGGTGGCTGGAGAATGCGGCTCCCATCTGCTTCATTGGGCTTGACCAGGTAAATGGCCCCTGAGCAACCTTTTCCATCTCGAATCCGTACTCTTCCATCTCAGGAACCCAATAGCCGGATAGGGCTCTGTCATAACCGATGAAGAGCGGCCGTATGTTATACTCCCTAATCATTGTGACGAACCATTGTGTCACATCCGAGAAGTTCACTTGAGTGCCGTCGCATATATGCAGCCAGCCTTGTTCTTCCCAGAATTTATACGGTGCTTCTTTGTCGCTTTTGCCTTCCACCGTCTTCACCCGTGAGGATGGCAGGAAGTACTTTTGAAGCACATAATAATTTGTATCGTTGGGCTTCCGGATCAGGAGTGTCGCACATGTTAAGTCTATGGTCGAAGATAGGTCGCACCCTCCAATTGCATAAGAATTCCGGAGGTATTCCATATCAATCTTACTTTCGTTCACCACATCCTCATAGGGCAGCCATGTTGTCGTGTCCGTTTGCGGAAGGTTGAAGTCCTTACAAAGCAGCGTCGGCAGATACGCCGGATCATTCTTGGCCTTTTCTACATCGTCCTTAAGTTGCTCAAATGATTTGATTGTTCCAAGTCCAGGGTTTGCCTTGCCCCACATCTTTGGGTTGGTCCATTCATCTGTTTTATCCAACTTATAAATTACCGGGAACAGCCTATCATCCTTTATCGTTCCGAGAGCTACCTTGGTGGCATAGTCATGCTGGGCATCGTAGATTCCTTCTCTTAGGAACCCGGAGGTTGTTATGATTCCAAGCAATGGCTGAAGCCTTGCTTTCATCCCCTGCCTTATAACATCATAGAGGTTTCGGTCTTTGATCTGATGCAGCTCATCCATGCAGCAAAAGTGCACATTGAGACCGTCCATGGTCTTTGATTCCGAAGCCAGGGCACGCATTACCGACCGGGTCATCCCGAATCTTAAACCTTCCCTGGTTGATTTTACCAATGATCGGAGTTCGGCCGACTGATCAATGATTGCCTTGGTGACATCGTAGACAATCTTTGCCTGGTCCAGCTTGGTGGCCACAGTATAAATCTGTGCACCCGGCTCTCCATCCGCTACCAGCATATAAGTAGCAATGCATCCGGAGAGGAAGGACTTCCCGTGTTTCCTGGTGACTTCAAGGAGGTATTCCCGGAACCTTCGAAGGTCGGTCCCTTTTTCCAGCCATCCAAAGGTGTTCTGCACAAACGCCTTTTGCCATAGATCCAACTTGACGAGCTCCCCGGCCCGTTCGCCCTCATAATGACGGCAGAAGTT